ATAAGGGTAATCTAAAACCACCGGTTCGTACTGGTGATAATCCACGTAGAGCGTCTTTTTTAGCTAGGATGGGTAATGCCAAAGGTCCGGAGTATAAGGATGGCAAGCCCACAAGATTATTACTTTCTCTGAGGAAATGGGGAGCGAGTAGTAAAGCGGATGCTAGAAGTAAAGCAGCCAATATATCGAAACGAAACAAAGCGAAAGGATAGGATATGCCAGGAAAGAAAAAAGGCAAAGGCGGCGGTAAGAGGTACTAATGATGACACCTAAGAAGAAGAAGTTAGCGGCTATGTATGGTGATCCCAATAAGATTACGAGGGGTGATGTGATTACGGCTGCTAAGAAAAACCAGGAAAAGAAGAAAAAGAAATCAATGATGGGTGCAGCATGAGTTTATATGAGAATATTAACCGTAGAAAGCGTTTAGGTATATCGAGAAGTAAGAAGAAGTCTACGATTACTGATAAGGCTTATAAGAATATGCAAGCTGGTTTTCCGGATAGCGAGAAGAATAAGAAGAAGCGCAAGTCTATGATGAGTGGGTAAGTGCAGATAAAAATACCCTATCATCCAAGGCCGTTGCAAAAAGAGCTGCATCATAAGCTACAGAATAAGAGATGGGGCGTTATTGTTTGTCACCGTAGGTTTGGTAAGACGGTTATGGCTATTAATCATTTATTGAGGGATGCTATATTGACCGATAAGCCGAACCCCAGGTTTGCCTATATTGCCCCTACCTATCGACAGGCCAAAGCGGTAGCGTGGGATTATTTAAAACAATTTTCTTCTGCGATACCAATGGTACGCTTTAACGAAACAGAATTGCGGTGTGATTTACCTAATGGCGCAAGAATACAGTTGTTAGGTGCGGAAACGCCGGATAGCTTACGTGGTATTTATCTGGATGGTTGTGTGCATGATGAATATGCCATGATGCCAAGTAGTTTATTTCCTGAGATTATCAGGCCGGCATTATCGGACCGAAAGGGGTATGCTGTGTTTATGGGTACGCCGCAGGGCATGAATAGTTTTTATGAGTTATACGAAGCTGCTAAAGCATCTAATGATTGGCTGACAGCGGTTTATAAAGCATCTGAAACAGATATTTTGGATGATGAAGAGCTTGAGAGTGCCAAGCGGTCGATGTCTGAAGATCAGTATAATCAGGAATATGAATGTTCCTGGGTGGCTAATGTGCCTGGTGCGATTTATGCCAAGGAGATAGAGAAGGCTAGTACGGCTAATCGTATAACCCATGTACCGTATGATGAGGGGTACAAGGTTGATACGTGGTGGGATCTAGGCGTAAATGATAGTACGTGTATATGGTTTACGCAAACGGTGGGTCGAGCTATACACGTTATTGATTATTTTGAGAATAGGGGCGAGGGATTACCGTATTATGTTAAAGTGCTGCAAGAACGAGGATATTTATATGGAACCCACAACGCACCGCACGATATTGAAGTCAGAGAACTGGGGTCTGGTAAGTCCAGAAGGGAAACGGCCTATGACTTGGGCATTGCTTTCAGAGTGGTGTCTAAACTGCCCTTGGAAGATGGAATACACGCTGCCAAAATGATTATTGGCAAGTGCTGGTTTGACCGTGATTTATGTCAGGTTGGATTAGAAGCGTTACGTCATTATCACAGGGCGTATAACGACCGTATGAAAGTATTTAGGTCTACGCCGGTACATAACTGGGCATCGCATGGAGCGGATGCCTTTAGAACTTTTGCTGTAGGTCATAGGACCAGTAATTATCATATTAGACCGCCACAGCGACAGGCAGAAATGACATATAATCCATTTGAAGCGAGGATGTAATGGCCAAAAGTTTTTTTGAAAGATTTATTGAAAGTATTGGTAAAAAAGAACCATTTGATTATGGTGGTGGTATTGTTTTAGATCCAGATCCAAAAAAATTCAAAGAGATTGAAGATGCAGCGAAGTCTGCGTTTGCTGGTGGAGCTGGTGCAGATGCTTTTGATCAAATGCGTCAAGAGCGTAAAGATGAACGGTTAGCTAGGCAAAGAGCGCAAGCAGCTGCAACGCCGGTCGTAACAGAAACAACTGAAAAAGAAGATCCTGACACAACAAATACAGAAACAACAACAGAAGTAACAACGACTACGCCAGCGGTACAAAGTGTATTGCAAGATGCTGAAAAAGGTCCGAAAAGTGGTACAATTGCTACATCTGCGCAAGGCATTGATAAAGATGATACAACTGGATTACGGCCTAAGAGAGGGCTTAGAGCAAGACAAAGGCTTGGTATGCTTGCATCTTATCAGCCTAGTAGTTCACAATCGTTATTGGCTGGTGCGTAATGGCTTATGGTAAAAAAAAGAATATGGCTGGTATGATGGGTGCAATGTCTGCACAGCCATTACAAAATATGCGTTTTTCCATGAATGTAGATCCGATGGAAAGAATGATGCAAAAGCAAGCCGGTCGTACACAGGGCCGTAGTATGGCCGGTGTTAAGAAAAAAAAGCAATCGATGTTAGGAATGTCCTGATGAAAGTTAATTTTGCTATGCTTCACTGGGATCAGATCAATGGTGAGGGATACATAAAATTTAATGAGCAATGGGATGAATTGGATTGGTTGACAAAAGCGGATGCGATTGTTGATTGGAAACATTCATTAGATACACAATATACAAAAGCTCTAAATTCTACAAAAACAACAAAGGATTATCATGGCCATAGCAAATAAGACGGTTGTTGCGTTAGATAGACGTTATCAAAAACTGCATTCGCAGCGTAGTCAATGGGAAAAGCATTGGCAGGAACTTGCGGATTATATGCTGCCTAGAAAAGCAGATATTACGAAAAAGCGTACACAAGGTGACAAAAGAACAGAATTAATTTTTGATAGCACGGCTATTCATGCGGTAGAATTGTTAGCATCTAGTTTGCATGGTATGTTGACAAGTCCATCTAGTCCTTGGTTTTCCATGCGATATAGGGATTTACAACTAGCGCAGAATGATGCGGCCAATGAATGGCTGGAAGGTTGTGTAGAATTAATTAATAAAGAATTTCAAAGGTCAAACTTTCAACAGGAAATACATGAATTGTATTATGATCTAGTTGTTTTTGGCACTGGTTGTTTATTTGTTGATTTTGATGATGAGGGATTACGGTTTTCCACAAGGCATATAGCTGAAATTCTCATTAGTGAGGATATGAATGACCGTGTGGATACGGTGTATCGAAAGTTTCAGTTAAACGCTAGACAGCTTGCCCAGCGTTTTGGTGAGGAAAATCTACCGGATAAAGTTAAAAAAGACCTAGATAAAGATCCTTATCAGGACCATGATATTATTCATGTTGTATATCCAAGGGCAGATAATTTAGGGTCATCCCCTATTCGTAAGCCTGTAGGATCTATTTATTATCATGCAGAAAGTAAAGCGTTATTAGGCGAAGGTGGTTTTGACGAATTACCTTTTATGGTTCCAAGATTTAATAAAGACAGCGTGTCGATCTATGGACGGTCACCGGCTATGAGTTGTTTGCCAGATGTTAAGATGGTTAATAAAATGTCTGAAGTAAGCATACGAGCTGCGCAAAAACAGATAGATCCACCCCTTATGGTTCCAGACGATGGTTTTCTTCTCCCTGTGCGTACCACACCTGGCGCATTGAATTTCTATCGTACTGGAACCAGGGATAGGCTTGAGCCTTTACAGGCTGGGGCAACAAACCCAATTGGTATTGCAATGGAAGAGCAAAGGCGCAATGCCATACGAGCAGCGTTTTATGTTGATCAGCTGCAATTGCAGACAGGTCCACAAATGACAGCGACAGAGGTATTACAAAGAAACGAAGAAAAAATGAGGTTGTTAGGACCGGTTATGGGTCGTTTGCAATCTGAATTACTACAGCCATTAATACAAAGAAGTTTTAAATTAATGTTGCGCAAAGGTCGTCTGGATGTACCACCGGAAGAATTACAGGGTCAGGATATAGATATTGAATATGTATCTCCATTGGCTAAAGCGCAAAA